GGCGCGTAGAGGTGGATTGGGTCAGGCATCTGACACCGTCAGGGCGCCGGACTCCTCAAGGGCGTCACCGTAGAATGCCCGCAGTGCGGCGATCGACTCCGCCGACGGGCAGGCGCCCTCGTTCTCCCAGACGGAGAGGCTGGCGACGCTACAGCGCGTCTCGCGGGCCACGTCGGGCAGGCTCATGCCAATGCCTTCACGGAGAGCGCGCAAGCACGTCCCGTCGAGGATGGTGCGGGCGCCGGTTTTCGGGTGGTACCAGGTGCGGGCCATGTGCAGATCTCCAAGGCAAAGCCCCGCACCCTGTGAGGTGCGGGGCGATGTGGCGTCAGCCCTTGCGGGCCATGAAGCCGGGCTTGTTCGCGGCGACGGGCGCAGCGGGCTTGCTGGCGGCGATGGCGGGCGCAGCGTGGCGCGGCTTGAATGCGACGACATCGTTGCTGGCGTCGTAGCCGTTGGCAGCCGGGCGCACCTTGAGCTTGCCGATGATCTGGCAACCGATGCACGGCGACAGGCTCATGCCCGTGACGCCGCACGCGTCGGCAAGTTCCGCCGACTGGCGCTTGCCGATCTCCAGCATCTGCTGCCCCTTCTCGTCGGTGCGGATGGTGCGCAGCGTGATGCGCGTCCACACCTTGCGGCCCTTGTGCTCGCCCTCGTCGACGGTCAGTTCGACGTTGGCCTGCACGCTCTGCTCGTCGCGGGTCTTCTTCGCTTCGATCTTGCTGACCGTGAACGGGTAGTCCCCGGCGGGCAGCGGGTCGAAGCTGGACGGGCGGCGCTCCACGCTGGCGACGTCGAAGTCAAGGGCGAGGGGATCGTTGTCATCGTTGAACATGGTCATCACTCCTTCGTCGCGGAGACTGCCGCGCCAGCGTGAGCCGCCATCTTCGCCACCACGGCGCCGAGGTCGGCAGGTTCGAGCGGGTCAAGGGCCCCGCTGCGGTCTTTGGCGATGCTTCGGGCATCGCCGGATGTCTGGAGGTAGCGCACGGGCACGCGCTTTCCGTCGGGGTCGACTTCGTCGACACACACGAGGCGAAACACCTCATCAAAGAGGTAGGGCACGGCGTCGCCAAGCTTGGCGCCGGGCATGCTGATCCCGTAGGTGATCCGTCCAGTGGCGTCGTCCTTCACCTTGGCCAGCTTGGCGGAGAAGTAGACGCCGATCGGCAGGTCACGGAATGCGCGCATTGCAGCGGTGACGCGCTCGATGACTGCACCGTATGCCTGACGCGGGTCGGTGACCTTCTTCTTCTCAGCGGTCAGCACGACCTCGGCGATCTCCGAGATGCTGTCGAGTGCGACCCAGTCGTAACCGTGCGTCTTGCTGGTCAGGTGCTTGTGGACGGCGATCAGGTCGTCGACCGTTTCGATCTCGACGACGTCGAAGCGGTCATCACCGCTTGCGAACGACAGGGACAGCAAGCCGGACTCCGCCGACACGATCAGCACCTTGCCTGGCAGGCTGCCGATCAGCGTCGTTTTGCCGATGCCGCTGTCACCGTAGACAAGCACCTTTGGTGCGTGAGGCCGGATGGCCTGCGCGAGCTTCATGATCTGCATGCGTTCTCCTCTTGTGCCTTGACTTCTATCGCCTACCGATAGAACGTGTCAACCACAAAGCGAAAGGACAGCAGATCATGAAACTGAGGGACTACCAGCAAGAGGCAGTCGACGCCGTGTTCGCGTATTGGGAGCGGGCCCCGTCGGCGCCAGAGAAGCCAGCCAGCCCGCTTGTGGTGATGCCAACGGGCAGCGGCAAAAGCCCCACGCTCGGAGAGACGACACGGCGGCTTGTGCAGGACTACGGGGGCCGCGTGGTCATTGCCACCCACCGGGCGGAGCTGATCGCCCAGGATGCCAAAGCTGTGCGGTCGATATGGCCGATGGCTCCGGTTGGCATCTTCTCCGCCGGACTTGGCAGGAAGGAGGTTGACCAGATCACCATCTGCGGCGTGCAGTCGATCGTGCGGTCGACGGCGCGGCTTGGGCACGTCGACGTCTTGATCATCGACGAAGCGCACCTGTTGAGCCCCGAGGATGCAACGTCTTATCAGCGGGTGATCTCTGACCTGCGAGCAGTCAACCCCGACATGCGGATCCTCGGGTACACCGCGACGCCCTACCGTCTCGGGCAGGGCTACTTGACCGAGGGCGATGCTGCGTTGTTCACGGCGGTTGCCTACGACGTCGGGGTCAAGCGCTTGATCTCGGATGGCTGGCTCTCGCCTGTTGTGACTGGCTACGTCCGCGAGCAGATCGATCTGTCGGAGGTCGGCATCCGGGCAGGTGAGTTCGCCGCGCGAGACCTCGAGCTCGCGTGCGACGTCGACAAGATCAACGGCATCGTCGCCGACGACGTCAAGGGCGCCATCGATGGCGGGCGCACGTCGGCCATGATCTTCGGGACGAGCGTGGCGCATGCCAAGCGACTGCGGAACGAGATGCAGATCCGGGGCGTCTCGTGTGACGTCATCACGGGCGAGACGGAGCGCGCACAGCGTGACGAGATCATCGGGCGCTTCAAGGCCCGTCAGCTTGCCTGCCTCGCCTCCTGCGACGTGCTGACCACCGGCTTTGACGCACCTGTCGTCGACGTGCTTGCGCTGGTCCGTCCGACCATGAGCCCGTCCCTGTACGTCCAGATGGTGGGGAGAGGCATGCGCCTGGCTGACGGTAAGACCGACTGCCTGTTGCTGGACTACGGCGGCAACATCGCGAGGCATGGCCCCATCGACGACGTCAAGGTGAAGCCGAAGGGCAAAAAGAGCGACGGCGAAGCGCCCACGAAGACGTGCCCTCAGTGCCTTGCGCAGCAGGCCCCGGCGGTGCGCGTCTGCGGGCATTGTGGCTATGAATGGCCGGCGCCGGAGCGCAAGGCGAACGACAAGGCGAGCAACCTGCCGGCGTTGTCGTTGGAGATCAAGCCCAAGGCTCCGCCCGTGCGCCACAACGTCGGCACCGTCGAATGGGCGAAGCACTACAAGACCGGCGACGACACGGCCCCGCCGACGCTGCGGATCGACTACTACCCCGAGGGAGGCGCGCTCGGGCTCGGGCGCAAGATTGCGTCGGAGTGGGTCTGCGTCGAGCACGAGATGGGTGGCTTTGCGTGGCGCAAGGCGATGCGGTGGTGGGAGGAGCATGTGGGCTGCCGGCTGCCGGATAGCGTCGACGACGCGATCGCGCTCCTCGACGAAGGCCACATGCGCCCGGTCGTGGCCATCGAGACGGAGAAGGACGGCAAGTGGGACCGCGTGACGGCGATCCACCACGGCGAACGGCGCGAGCCTGGCGCGGATGACGAGGGCAGCAAGATCGGAAGTGATCTTGAGAAGGCGTTGACGACGACGTCATGCAAGGAATGCGGGATGCCGTCGCTTGCGGAACACCAGCCCGTGCTGCGCAAGATGGACGTCGAAGGGCGCGCGCTCTACTACCGCCAATGCCCATACTGCTACGGAAACCACGGCGGCGTCGGCAAGTGGCTGCCCCACACCCCAGAAATCGAAGCGGTTGCCGTCGACGAGACGACGGTGGAACAGGATGACCTGCCATGGTGATGACCAATCTTGAAGCGGCTCTCATGTACGCAGAGCGCGGGCTTGCGGTGTTCCCTTGCAGCCCCGGCACGAAGATCCCGTTTGCAGGGTCTGCCGGGTGCAAGGATGCGACGACGGACGAGGCCACGATCCGGTCGTGGTGGGAGAAGACCCCCGGCGCCAATGTGGCGATTGCCACAGGCAGCGTGTCCGGTGTCTACGTCGTCGACATTGACGCGGCATCGTCGGAGATCATGCCGCGCCTGCCGGAGACGTGGATCGCACGGACACGGGGCGGCGGGTGGCACTACGTCTACCGTCTGCCGGATGGGCTGCGCCTGCCCAACACGGCGAAGTCAAGCCCCAACGCGATCAGCCCTGACGCCGACACGCGCGGCGAGGGCGGCTATGTCGTGGTGTATCCCAGTGTCGTCGAGGGCAAGGGCTACACATGGACGAACGACATTGACCCGGCGCCGTTGCCGTCGTGGATCGTGGAGCGCGTGCGGCCTCGACAGCAGGCGATCACGCTGACGCGCCAGACCTTTGCCATGACGGCGACGTCATGGGCGGAGACGGCGCTGCGGCAGGAGGTCGACGAGGTGGCGCGCACGGGCAAGGGTGGGCGCAACCATGCGCTCGTGCGTGCGGCGTTCAAGCTGGGTCAGATCTGCGGCGCCGGGCATCTGTCGTTCGCGGTGGCGGCGGACGAGCTCTACAGCGTGGCGCGCGGGTGGGAGGGCGAGAGCGATCGCAAGTCGAGGGGCACCATCGAACGCGGCTTGAAGGCTGGCGCGTTGCATCCTCGGAGCCCTGCCGACAAGGCGATCGTCGAGGCCGGCAATGGCTACTATCTCGACGAGATCAACGCGCTGGCCCTCGAACCGGAGATCATGCCGCCGGAGAAGGAGAAGCCCAAGGGACCGACGCCGGATGAGCAGGACGCGGCGCGCTGGCGCATGATGGCGGACGTCCGGGCCCTCGGCGGCTTGTGCGACACGTTCTGCGGATGGGTGATCCGTGGGGCAGACCATCCGCAGCCCGGGCTGACCATCGCGGCGCTTCTGGCGCTTGGGTCGGCAATGGCCGGGCGTCGTCTGGTGTACCGCCGGTCGACGTCGAGCCTCTATGTCGTGGCGATGGCCTCGAGCGGCGAAGGCAAGAACCGTCCGCAGAGTTGCCTGTCGCGGGTCATCGACGAGTGCTGGCCGGCGCTGCGCGGGCCCAACAGCTTTAGCAGCGGGCCTGCCTTCGTTGACGGCGTGCGGAAGGCTGTCGGTGCGGGCACGGCGACGTGTCTTGTCCTCGACGAATACGGAATGCAACTCGGGAACATGATGGGCCCTCGGGCAGCGACGCACCGGCAGGACATCAAGCAGTCCCTGACGGAGCTGTCTACGAAAGGCACCGACAAGTGGTCCCCGGCGGTCTCGCTGGTCAAGGGTGGCGGGAAGCTTGACCTGATTGCGCCTGTCGTGACGGTGCTTGGCTCTACGACCCCGGAAAGCCTGCACAGCGTGCTGACGTCGGTGGACGTGGCGGACGGCTTTGTCGGGCGGCATGTGTGGATGCGGGCACAGTCGACCCTGCCAAACTGGCAGCCCCCGGAGACGCGCCCGGATGACGATCTGCCGCTGGACGTGCGGTCGGCCATCCTGGCGGTCAGGGATCGGCATGAGCAGTGGCACCTTGCCCTGCCTGTGACGGTCGACACGGGCGTGGATCAGCTCCGGCTCTACGACCCGATCACGATGCCGGAGGATGACGCGGCGCGCGATCTGCTGACAAAGTGCAAGTTGGACGCGGACAAGGCCAGGCGCGAGGGCACGCGGCAGGATGTGCCTCCGGCGGTTCTGGCGCGTCTGCCGGAGTTTGCCGGGCGTCTGTCGATGATTCTTGCGGCGCTGTCGCAGCCGGAAGCGGATGCGCCGGTCGTGACGGGCGAGTGTGCGCGGGTGGCGATCGCGCTGGCGGAGGAGTCGGCGCGGGTATTCTCCGGCAGCCTGGCTGCAAACCGTCGGGCCTCGTGGGATGACCACGCGGCGCAGTGTGAGCTCGTTCTGGGCGCGATCAGGGGCGCGGGCGGGTCCATGGGCAGGTCGGACCTCCTGCGAGCCTGTAGGGCGCTTCCAGCGCGTCTGGTGGGTGAGATTGTCGATCGGCTTGAAGCGGAGGGGACGATCGTGGTACACAAAGAGCCTACGGGCGGACGCCCTCGCGAGATTTACGCATTGCGTCAGACCTGAGATACTTACTTCGGGAAAAAAGGGTAGCGGGTTCGGCTAAGGTCGGACCCGCTGCTGCGTTTTGGGAAAGAAGCATCTAAATGAACGGAAGCCCCTATATATAAGGAGTTTTCTCATTAGGAGATCTCTTAGAGATCTCTAATAAGAAGAAGGGGGCCACCCTGCTCTTGCCCACCGACCGGCGGTCTGCTAGCCTGCCACCACACCCCACCGCCTCCACTCCCCCGGGCGGTGCGGTGAGCGCCTGCACCCACAGGATGCGCCGGACCCCGCTCTCGCTGGCGGGGTTCTGGTTTTGTG